ACGGGAACTCGATTCGCTCCTCAAACACTAGGGCTGTAGAATTACTGAAAGAACAGAGACGCCGTGAGCGCTTCTCTAAGATCAATTCTTACGACCCCTACCCCTACCAGCTAAAATTCCATAAAAGCGGCTCAGAGGCCAACCAGAGGCTTCTAATGGCGGCTAACCGCATAGGAAAGTCTTATTGCGGAAGTATGGAGTTAAGTTACCACCTAACAGGGATGTACCCTGAGTGGTGGGAGGGAAGAGTGTACCGTCAACCCATCGTAGCATGGGCTGGTGGAGTATCAAATGAGACAACCAGAGACATTGTACAGTTTGAATTATTGGGTTCCCCCGATGATCCAGAGGCTTTCGGGTCAGGTACTATACCTAAAGACCTTATTATTAAAACAGAAAGAAAGCCAGGAGTACCAAATGCTAAGAGTGTGGCCCTCATAAAGCATATATCCGGTGGGAACTCTTCTTTATTCTTCAAAGCCTATGAGATGGGTGTAGAGAAATGGCAGGGACGTAGTGTGGATTGTATATGGTTAGACGAAGAACCATCAAGAGACATTTATAGTCAGGCAGTCACAAGGACATTAGACCGAAAGGGGATGGTTTATATGACCTTTACCCCTGAAAGCGGGATGACTGAGACAGTAGCATCCTTTATAAATAGGCTACAAAAGGGGCAATCATTAGTAAATGCGACATGGGATGACGCATCCGAGTCAGTTAAGAGCATGAATGGTGAGAACGGACACCTTAATGAAGACGTTATGCAACAGATTCTATCCTCTTATTCCCCACATGAGAGGGAAATGAGACGATATGGCAGGCCATCCATAGGTTCTGGGCTTGTATTCCCCCTTGGGGAAGAGCAAGTTGTAACAGATCCGGTGCATATCGAGGATCATTGGCCTAGAATAGCGGCAATAGACTTCGGTTGGGACCATCCAACGGCTGTAGTTTGGTGTGCAATTGACCGAGATGAGGACATATTTTACGTATATGACTGCTATAGAGCCTCTAAAGCCAGCCCTTCAGTACATTCAGAGAACATCAAGACAAGACCGCATTTTATACCCATAGCCTACCCGCATGACGGCAATCGCAGGGATAGCATGGGAAATCCGGGCTTGGCTGACCAGTATAGAAACTTAGGTTGTAACTTTTTATTAGAACATTTTTCTAATCCCCCAGCATTGGGGGTTAATAAAGGCTCCAACTCTATTGAGGAAGGGTTGATGGCAATGCTTCAAGCTATAGAAGGGAATAAGTTCAAAGTATTCTCTACCCTTACAGACTGGTTTGAAGAGTTTAGGATGTATCATAGAAAATTTAATAAGGTGGTTCCCATAAGGGATGATCTTATGTCTGCAACACGATACGCATTTCAATCACAGCGGTTTGCTGTTTCTGGTAAAGATCCAGCATGGACGCAGGAAGTTAATTATGGGAATTACGGAATAGTTTAATGGCACACGATAGATCAGATGACGAACTAATTACTAGAATACGAGGGGAGATTACAGACTCACTTGGGTATATGGGTGACACAATCTCTCAACAGAGAGAGGCGGCTATGGAATATTACTATGGCCTTCCTTTTGGTAATGAGGTTGAGGGTAGATCACAGTATGTAGACTCTACTGTGCAGGATACTGTGGAATGGATTAAACCTTCCTTAATGAGAGTCTTCGCTTCAGGTGATGAGATGGTTAAGTTCACACCTCATGGTCCAGAAGACGTACAGATGGCAGAACAGGCTACGGATTATGTAAACTACGTATTCACTAAAGACAATCCAGGTTGGGAAATTCTTTACTCGTGGTTTACGGATGCTTTATTAAGTAAGAATGGTATAGTCAAAGTATGGTGGGATGATTACGATGAACCACAGCGAGAAGAGTATACTCATCTTGATGAGATGGAGTATCAAGTTCTTGTGGGCAATCCTGAGGTCGAAGAGATTCACCATGAAGAATATGTAGAAGAAGATGAGATGATGGGGGTTGTTGCTTACCATGATGTAATCATCAGCCGCCAGAGAAGATCTGGTAGAGTAAGAATAGAGAATGTTCCACCGTCTGAGTTCCTTATATCCAGAGAATCAAAGGATATTCAGAATGCTAGATTTATTTGTCATAGGGTAGAAAAAACTTTATCCGAGTTAAGAGAGATGTATCCTGATTCAGACTTAGATCCAGATGAGCTAGGTGCTGGCGATGAAGATATGACTCAGTTCTCTGCCGAAAGATTAGAACGTTATGCGTTTGATAAGTCTGCCCGATATTGGGAAGGTTGGGGAGGCGAGGACTATGGTGACGAGGGTTTAAGAAACTATTGGTTACATGAGTGCTTTCTTAAAGTAGACCATGATGGTGATGGGATAACTGAATTAAGAAAGGTTTGCGTTGTTGGATCAACCATTCTTGAGAATGAAGAGATTGATTCAGTACCCTTTGTTTCTATTACTCCGATAAAGATTCCACATAAGTTCTTTGGGTTGTCTATAGCTGATCTAGTAATGGATCTGCAGCTCATGAAATCGACATTAATGCGAAACCTCATGGACAACATGTATAACCAGAACTTTGGGCGCTATGCAATTTTAGAGGGTCAGGCCAACCTAGATGACCTTCTTACCCAACGACCAGGCGGTGTGGTTAGAGTTAAGTCTCCAAACGCAGTTACACCTTTAGCTACCCCAGCATTAGAACCTTATTCCTTCCAGATGTTAGAATACCTGGATGGAGTTAGAGAATCAAGAGCTGGTGTATCGAGGATGTCACAAGGTCTGAATGAGAATGCTTTAACATCTCACACAACTGCTACGGCTGTTAATGCAGTCATGGGCGCAGCGCAAAGCAGGGTTGAGTTAATTGCTAGAAACTTTGCTGAGACTGGTGTTAAAGATTTGATGACAACCATCTATGAATTGCTTATGAAGAATCAGGATCACGAGAGAGTTATTATGTTACGTAACCAATGGGTTCCTGTTCGTCCTGATGTATGGAATGATAAGTTTGATTGTACGGTATCTGTCGCGTTAGGTCAAGGAAACAAAGATCAACAGATGGCTCATCTTTCAAGGATGCTTCAGTTCGCAGGAGAGGCAATGAAAGGCGGGTTAAGAATTGTTAGCGAACAGAATATGTATAACCTTGGAGCATCATTGGTTAAGGCAATGGGATTCCAGAATGTTGATGACTTCTTAACTAACCCAGCAACTATACCGCCTCAGCAGGAGCAGCCCTCGCCTAAAGAGCAAGCCGATCTAATGGAGGCTCAAGTCAAGAGGCAAGAGCTAGAGATTAAAGCTGGTGAGCTTCAGTTAAAGGCCCAGAAGATTCAGCAGGAATATGAGAAGTTACAAGTTGACTCCAGTTTAAAACAGCAAGAGATTGACTTAGAAAGAGAACAGAAACGAGCCGTAGCTATAGGAGCCACATGACACCAGAAGAAAGAGAAGGAAGGGCAAAGTCACTTTTAAATGATCCATTATTTAATGAAGCCTTTGATGCAATAAAAGAAGATTTAATGAATCGCTGGAATGTCAGCGGTTCTACAGAAGTTGAGGCCAGAGAATCAATCTGGCTTGCAATGAGACTGCTTGATAGAATCAATGCTCATATAAAGTCCATCGTAGAAACTGGACACATGAACAAAGTTCTAAAAGAGCAACATCCATTTATTTGAACAAGGAGTAAAGATTATGGCGGATACGCAAGAAGCCCCGCAACCAGCAGTACCAACTCTTCCCCAAGGAAGTATTAGGGAAGCACAAGAAGCGTTTCTATCTTTAGCGGTTCCTGAAGAGGATACACCGAAAAAGAAAGAGGCCGAAACGTCTGAAGAAGTAGAGGACGTTGAAGAATCAACCGAAGTCGAAGAGGAACCATTAGAAGCTTCTGAAGAAGAATCTGATGAGGAATTACAGGCAGAGGAGGAGGACTCAGAAGAATCCGAAGTCGAAGAAGAAATCACTGAAGAGGAGGACGACACACCTGGACTTTACACTGTTAAGATTAATGGTGAAGAGGTTGAGGTTACTGAAGAAGAACTCTTAAAGGGGTATTCTCGACAACAGGATTATACAAAAAAGACGCAAGAGCTAAGTGAGTACCGAAGGCAACTTGATGAAGCTGGACAGTTTTACCAGGAAGAGGTTGCTAAGACTCAACAAGCGCGACAAGAGTATATCAGTTCTTTAGCGAATGCAGCACAGTTAAATCTTGCATCGTTACAAGAATATGAAAAAATAGATTGGGAGCGATTGAAAGCGGAAGATAAGGAAGAGTACCTTACTAAACGTGATGAAT